ATAGAAGGGGCTTTATGCCCCTTCCTTCATTGAATATAGAGAGGAAATCATGGGTTTAGAAAGTACAGGGTTTAATTACTTTGTTGCGAATGGTGTAGTAGGTACAGAAAGTGCCCTAGCTGCTGCTTCTGCAACTGGAGTAACTAAAACAGAGAAAATTGGGGCTAACAAAATCGTTACCCTTACATTGACCAACAAAGTTATTGCAGTTACCGATACCGGTGGTGCAGCGGGTGGTCATGGCAGTTTGAAATTATTGGATTTACCAGAAGGTAACGTCCTGTTTTTAAATGCAAGCACAAACTTGACAGTAGCTCGTGTTAGCACTGGTATTGTTGCTACTGCTGCTTTGATTGGTTCTGTAGGTAGTGCTGCTGTTTCTACAGCCGACTCCACACTAACCACTACAGAAGCAAACATTGTGCCATCTACTTCTGCAACATTAACTGCTGGTGCTGGCACCCTTAAAGGTGAAACTACTGCCATTGCATTTGTTGATGGTACTGCCACCCCTGCTGGTGTGTTCTTGAACTTCGCAGTTCCAGATGCTGGTATTACTGCCACTGACAGCTTGACTGTTAACGGTACAATTACTGTCATTTATAACGTCTCTGGAGATAACTAAATAAAAGGTGAAGGCTGATGGCATTATCCGATGTACAGTATGTTCGTATTCTTTACGGAGATGTACCAAGAAACCCCTTTTATGGGGCTTCTGGAATACTGTCTGATGAAGAGATTGAAGAACTTCTTTTAAGAAATAATGAAGATGTCTATGAAGCAGCAAAAATAGCGGCAATGTCAGCAGCTTTCATCATGTCCACATTCAATACAAAAGAGATGTTTGGGGATGTAGAAGCATGGAATGAAGCATCTAAGCACTATAGGGGGACACTAGATACCTTCTTGAAAGAGAGTAAGTTTAGAGTTCCTACAGGGCTTGTCCCTTGGTGTGCAGGTATCTCTGTCTCTGAATTAGTGACATCCCTCACAGATTGTGACAACCCTAAAGTTGTTGATGTAGAAATGTTATTGAGTTCTTGTTATTGCATTGGTGAGTGACATGGGAATGACTCTCACAAAAGATGATAAGGTGTGGAGAAATTTACAAAAGCAATTAGGTCAGCTGTCAAATTTGGCAACAAATGTTGGTATCGTTGATCCAAGAGCTGTCTACCCTAAGAATGGTATCAGTGTTGCCCAGAATGCTCAATGGCAGAATGAAGGTACTAGGAAGATCCCTAAAAGACCTTTCATTAACCGTATTATTGCAAAAGCACAAAAGGGTACACTAGATTATGTTTTCATGCAAGCAATGATTGGTGTTGGCACATCCCGTACATCCTCAAGAAACGCGATTGATAAAGTTGGGGAGCATATTGCTGGATTAATCAAGGAAGAGATTATGAAAGGGAGGTTTACAGCCCTACACCCTGACACTGTTCGTAAGAAAGGTCACTCACATCCATTACTGGAGACAGGTGAATTGATTGACCACATTGGGAACGAGGTGATAAATGCTTAATTTCAACCCTCAGCTTATTAAGACTACTCAAGTAGCAATTAAACGATTTGGCAGTGGATACTATGATCGTGGTAAGTGGGTACTCCCAGACGCTGAAGAAATTCCAGTAATGGATGTAATCCTCCACCCAACCAAAGCAAAAGACACCCTTCAACTAAAAGAATCAGATAGAAACTCTGAGTCAATAACTGTGTTTACCTCCCTTCAGCTAGTGTCTATTGATGAGGGGGAGAATAGCGCTGACATCATCCTTTGGGATAATAAAGAGTTTAAAGTTATGAAGGTGTACAAAGCTGTTCTTGGCACAGTTGACCACTACAAAGCAATTGCAGTGAGACTTAAAAGATCACTGACTGGAGGCACTTATTAGCGTTTATTCTGATGTAACAGATGCTGTAAGAAGTTCTGTTGAATATGCCAACTTCGAGTACCCCGATAGTTTCGTCATCCTTTCTCACCAAAATGGGGAAGAACCACTTGACACTTATATTGCAATTGATATTGATTCAGTTCAAGAGAATGGCAAAGGTGGAGTGTCCACTCTAACAAATACAGATCAAGAAGTTACCATTCACGCAGACTATACAATTAAAGCAATTCTAAGTTTTATTGGCAATCTCTCTGGAGACATGTCACATGACATGCTCCTACATCTCTCAAAGAATCCTGTCGTCAGGGAAAGAATCAACTCTTTGAAAGTGGGTGTACTAGAAGTTGGTGCTGTAAATAGGATACCCCAATTAAGAGATGGGCAGTGGGTAGAATACCACAATATGCCAGTGACATTCTCTTATTCAGCTACATATAAACAGAAAGTGAGTGTTGTAGAGCAAGTTGATTTAATCTCTACTGTTGTGGTTGGTGATCAATCTAACACTACAAATTTTTCAGTTCCTTAAACTAAAATAATAAAGGATTCTACCTAATGGCAGAAATTGACAATATAATTGAGGTGCAGATCACTCGTGAGACAATCACTCCTACGACTGCATCTTTCAACATCCCCCTATTCCTTGCTGCACACACTCGCTATACAGAGCGATACCGTGTATACACCGATTTAGATGAGTTATCTGATGACCATCCATCTGGCAATGTATACGAGTGGGGTGAAGCGATCTTTGGACAAGAGGGTGTTCGTCCCCCTTCAGTTGTAATTGGACGTAGACAAGTTGATAGCGTTGCTGGAGCTGTCCCAACTGCAACAGTAAGCCAAACCTACAGTATCACTGTGAATGGCACAGTTTACTCCTACGTAGCTGTAGGTGGCGATGATGGTGTTGATGTTGTGGCTGGCATCAAAGCTCAATATGATTTGGCTCCAAAAGTGGGGGTCACCTTCACCAATGCGTTAGATGGTACATTCACCATTGCTAACTCTGTTGCTGGTACTGCCTTCCAACTGTTAAGCTCAGTTGGTGTAAACCTAACCAATAACTCTCCAGCGGAGACTTGGGTACAAGCCTTAACAGCAGTAGAAGATGCTAACAATGAGTGGTACGCTGCTACAGCAGAAACCCATGTTAAAGCTGATATTGAGGCGCTGGCTGCCGCTGTACAAGCACGTAGTAAGATTTATCTGACATCTACTGATGATACTGATGTACCTTCATCTGCAACCACAGATGTTGTAAGTAATCTGAAGAATGCTAATTACACCCGTACTGCAATTGTTTATTTAACTAATGCAGATACACAATACCCTGAAGCTGCGTGGGCTGGCAGTCAATTACCACGCACAGTTGGTAGTAATGATTGGTGTTATAAGACTGCTTCTGGTGTTACTGCTGATAATTTAAATGCTACTCAACGTAATTATTTAACTTCTAAAAATTGTAACTACTTCAACACTGTTGCTGGCATTGCCTCATTTAAATATGGTGACATGGTTGATGGTCGTCCGATCAGTGAACAAATAATAAGCGATTGGACAGTGGCGAGAATGCAGGAAGCTATCTACTTCCGCTTAATCAATACATTAAAAATACCCTATACAAAATCTGGGTTTACCATTATTGAGAATGAAATGAGGGCTGTGTTGGCACAAGGTGTTGCTAATGGTGCATTCGCCAGTTACACAGTGACAGCTCCAGATCCAGCTACAATCTCTGCTTCAAATCGTGCCAACGGTATTGCAGGCGACTTCAAATTCACTGCTGTGTTACGAGGATCTGTCCGTAAAGTAACAATCAAAGGCACATTGACAATCTAAGGTAATAAATAATGGCAGATTTAAATCTAGGCACATATAGTGCTGACAGTATTGATATTATCATTTCTGTTAAAGGTGTTACTCATAAAGTCAGTGGCTTTGGTGAGAATAGCGTAGTAAGTATTGAAAGAGCACGAGAGTCTTCTCGTGCCTATCTTGGTGCTGATAACTCAGCAGTAAGAGTGTTTGACCCTAATAAGTCTGGCACTATTACTCTGACACTGAACCAGTCTTCTTCTACAAATGACTTACTCACACAAATTCAAAAAAATGATAGTGAGAATAGAGACAGCTCTTGGTTGTTTGCAGTGTTGGTTAAAGACAATTCTGGCAGATCTTTTTATGATGCTAAACAATGCTACATTAGTCAAATCCCGTCTTCTGATTTCTCAACGGATATCACAGAGCGTGTTTGGGTACTGAATGCGTTTAATTTGGAACAACATGTTGGTGGTAACGCTCTTATTGACCCATCTGTTGTACAAGCTATTGAAGCTGCTGGCGGCTCAGTAGAAGACCGCTGGAAGGCGTAAGAGGTAAGTAATGGGACTATGGAATTTTAGTGCTTCAGAGGTAGACATTCTCCTTTATGGGTTACATAAAGTAAAAGGTATCTCTACAGGCACATTCGTAACAGTGACAAAGGATGTAGTCCCATTTCAATCAGCAAGAACCACTGATGGAATGGTGTACAGGAAGTACACAAATGATCAGACATTCACCATCCAACTCACTTTATTAGCAGCATCCCCTACCAACAATTTATTAACTAAGTTATGGTTGTTTGATGAGTCTACAAAGATGGGTAAGTTTCCTCTGCTGATCAAAGATGGTTTAGGCACAAGTAAATTCTTCTCCTCAACTACATGGGTAGAAATGCCTCCCCCATTATCTTTTTCAGACGATATGGAGACAAGAACTTGGTTGTTGAGAAGCAGTCAAGCAGTTATTAATATTGGTGGCAGTGGAGATGCAAGCTTAGCTGATGATATAGCTACTCTTGCTCTAAGCGGTATGCCTCTGATTAAGTCAGTAATTGATGATATTACAGGATAACACCAATGTTTGAAGTTGCCACATACAGTCCAACAGATGTGCAGTTAGTTATAAGCGGGTATGTAATACAAGGTTGGAACAACATTAGTATTAGCAGATCCACCCCTGAATATAAACTCATCAGGGGAATTAGAGGAAAGCATACAAGAGCAAGGAGTCAAGATACGTCTTGTTCCTTGGTTGTATCCTTATCACAAGCAAGTCCAACGAATGATGTATTCTCCACAATTCTTGATGAAGACCATTTTACAGGAAATGGGAGATTAACAATAACTTTAAAAGATAGCTCTGGTAGTAGTTTCTTTACGTCAAGTGAAGCCTACATAACAGGGTATCCAACATCTTCTTATAGTGATGGGTTTGAGTCTAGGGAATGGACAATATTTTGTCAATCGTCTTATTTCTTTGTTGGCGGTAATTCAAATCCTCCGACAGAAACAGTTAAGACGTTATTTAAACTATTAGGAATATAAGATTATGGCAATTCCACAATTGCAAATGCTAGAACAAAAAGAAGTTGTTATCGGTGATAACAAATATTTAATACAGAAGTTCCCTGCAACGAAGGGGCTTAAATATATGAAGATCCTCACCAAGGTGCTGTCCCCTTTGTATTCTAAAATGAATAGTGAAGATGGGTTAACCTTTGGGCAATTGGTGGAGACTCTCCTTACTCAACTTGAAACAGTTGATGAAGATATCGTCAAAGAGATGATTATACTCTCCACAGGGATGCAGGATCGAGCTTTTGAGTTTGAGTTTAGTGGTAAAGTGGTAGTAATGTTTGAACTACTTAAAGCTATCCTATTCTTCAATTACGAAGATGTTTTTTCTCAACTCGGTTTACAGGAAGTAGTGGAGTAACCTCTACAAAAAGATCAAGCTATAAGCCGAGTAAAGACAGACAAAGACTTGATGGGGAATTCTCCCAAGGTTGGGAGATCCTACGTTTAACACGGTGTAATCCTCCTATGGCTACACTGTGGGAGTTAGGTAACATTTACAGTGTTTCTCAGGTATATGACATGATTGAAATACTTGATGCCCAAGAGTGCTTAGAAGAAGATGAGGAGGGTAAGATCCTCCACGAAAAGAAAATTCTTCAAGAACAACAAGCACAAAAACGATGAAGAGATAATAAATGCAAATAGCTAAGTATTTTGCCACGTTTGGCATCAAGGTTGATCAGAAGTCCTTGGATAGAATTAACACTATCCTTAAAAAGCTTGAGGGACATGTCAAAAAGTATCATGCAAAAATTGATACTTTGGAGAATAAGACAACTACAGCTAAGATAAAGAACTTAGATAAGGTTGCAAAGCATCAGAACCAAAAGATGGATTCACATGTTTACCTACACAAGAAACATCTTGAGAAGGTTGGTAAACAAGAAGAGAGTGCTGCTAAGAAGAGACTTGCTGCAATAAGTAGAATTGAAAGAAGTGTCAAATACTGGACACCCCCTGTTGGAAGACAAGCTGCTGCTAACAAAGCCACAGGCTTTGTGTATAAACAACCCTCTGGTTATATAAAAAATGCGTCAGCATGGCTCCCTTCTCAAGGGAGCAACATGCGTTCGCAGTTTGCTGAATATTATGGAAGACAAGCTGCTGCGGTTCACTCCCAAGAAAGAAGAACACAAGAGCGCCTTGGTGCCTCTATGGCAAAGGACTATAACAGGGAGTTTTTAGATAGACAATCTGCTGCAAAAATAAGACGTAACAGAATTAATAGAGCTGGCGAACTAACTTCTAGGTACTCTACTAGAG